TCAATAAAATTTAATATCCACGATTTTTACACTCTCTGGTTTAGGTTGTAGGCTAATTTTATCGATAACCATTTCTTTTACAATCATTTGCAACAGAGACTTCTTTTCGAGAGGCTCCATGTATTCCCAGTTATTGCGAATGTCTTTTGCGAGCTCTTTTAGCTTATCAATAGACATCATTTCCCCTTGTTTAGGCTGTATCTTTTCAAGTTCCTTCTTAAGCTCCTCTTCTTTTTCGTTCTCTTCCTTCATTCGTTGGGCAAAATCTTCATCGCTTATCGTCTCGTTTGCCCAGGCGTATTGCCACTTTATCCGTCTCTTTTCGATTGCTTTTAGTTCGTTTTGAATAGCCTTGATACGTTCTTTTGAATCCTCATCGTTGTGTTGCAAATCATCTAATATTTCATCCTGAATTTCAATGGTTTCAATAAGTTTTAGAAATTGTTGTTCAATGAATCGTTCTGACATATACGGCAGATCGCATAATCCGTAACGACGGTTGTAGCAATAGTACGTTTTTAATTTGTGTGTTTTAGTTTTACGTTTTGAATAGCCATGTTTTCCGGAGAGAGGGCCTCCGCAGCGAGCACATCTGGCTATACCCGAAAAAATAAATTCACTTGTAGCTGCTTTAGGGTGTACTTTGCTACGTTTATTCATTATTTTTTGCGCCTTTTCAAAAGTTTCTTCTGAAATAATTGCTGGAACCGCGTTTTTCACCTCAAAGTAATTTTCTTGATTGACGCGATAATTATAACGCATTGTGCCGATATAAACAGGATTTTTGAGAATGTACTTTATTTTGCTGTCACTCCATCCAAATCCCGATTTAGTATGAATTTGTGATTTATTCAGTTCAACTGCTATCTTGCTCATCCCTTTACCGGAAATGTACAAGTCGAAAATTTTTCTTACGACAGCTGCTTCTTTTTCGTTAATGACCAATGTGTCGCTTTCTCGGTCAATATCATATCCAAATGGCGCCTTGTTTATAACCCATTTTCCTTGTCGGGCTTTTTCTTGCAAACCCATTCGCACACGTTCGGCCAAGTTTTCACGTTCCCATTGCGCCAGTGCTGCAACAATAGTGATGAACATTCTGCCCATTGCCGTTGTGGTGTCATAAACTTCCGTGGCCGACTTGAACTTACAATTGTGCTTCTCGAATAGTTCAAGGAGCTTGTACAAGTCTAGTACGGAACGTGTCAAGCGATCGAGTCGATACACCAAAACGCAATCGATCAATCCTTGCTTGATATGCTTGATCATTCGTTTCATTTCGGGTCTTTCCAAATCCTTTGCGCTATAACCATCATCGACATAAAAACCTGCAATATCCCATCCTTGGGAAACGCAGTATGCCTCTAATTTGTTTTTTTGTGCTTGAATCGAGTAACCCTCCCGTGCTTGGTCCTCTGTACTGACACGAATGTATAGTGCTGTTCTCAATGTGTTTCGCCTCCTTGAAAAAAGGCGGGCGCATTGCCCGCCCGTTATTTAAATTTCTAGCGCTAGAAATTTAATCCAGAGTAACCGCATACCATATGACCTTCGCATAGACTTTTAAGTCGTTCGTTGTGTCATATGGTATTACAATGTCATGATATTTCCGATCTGTTGATTCAGGACTAAAGATGAGTAATCGATTTTCTTCATCTCGTCTAAACCTTTTCATCGAATATTCGTTATCGTGACTGAAAATGACGATGTCATCCTCTTTAAGTTCTTCGATTTCGATCGGTTTGCATACAACATATGAACCGTTTGGGATGACCTTATTCATACTTTCACCATTTACCTTTAATGCAAACAAGTTTTTGCAGCTAGCATATTTCCCCAACATATTTCTGGGGATTGGTATATACTCGACGTTATTTTTAATGACAGGCTCTACTGTAGATAATGCACCTGCCGCAATCGACCCATATAAAGGTAATGAAATAGCTGGCTTTATGTTGCTATCTACTTTTTCAGGAACCATACCAGCTTTGCTGAGTGCTTCTACACTTATTCCAAGCACTCGGCAAATTTTTATTACGTTGTCGATTGAAGCGTTGGTTAGGTCCCTTTCTATCATAGATCTAATGGTTGTATAAGGGACCCCAGATTCCCTAGACAAACTCATTATGTTATACCCTTTTTCTTCTATGATCTTTTTTAGATATTCTCCTCTGTTCACTTCTTACACCTCCTTTTTACGATATATAGTTACGTTTTTTCGTAACTACGCTTATAGTATACCACTTTACCAAAGAAATTCAACAAAAATTTTACGATAAAACGTAACTTTTTTTATTTGTTATGTTGACACGTTACGATATGTAGTATATTATTAAATCAGAAAAGTTACGACAAATCGTAAAAACGTGAAGGAGGGCTGGGGACGGTGGTTTATAAAAATTTAGCGGCGGAAATGGCGAGAAAAGGGATAACAAAAAAGGATTTAGCTCGTTCCTTAAACCTGCGTTATCCCACTGTCGTTGATAAGACGAATGGCAAATCCAGATTTTATCTGGATGAAGCCATAAAAATAAAGGAAACTTTTTTTCCAGATCTGGATTTGGAATACTTGTTCGAAAGCGATATCACAGAAAAAGGAGCGTGACCATATGGGGGAAAAGCATGAAGTCTCCATGAATCGACCGTCTAAAAAAGCTCAACGAAATATGGTTGAGTTCTTCATGAAAACGTCTATTCCGCGCATTTTAGCTGCACTTGATCGCGGAGAACTGGTTTGGGAAAACGGAAAACTTGTGCGAGTGAAGGAGGTGAACGGAAACGATACTGCTAAATGCGGATGAATTCTACACTTACAAAACAAAAATTGCCCTTTAGGGCTTCTTTTGGAAGAAAAATGGACAAGCGGGAGGTGGAATGGATGACAAGGCAAAAAAAGCCGCCGAAAAATCGGCAGCCAAAAAGAAAATGTGTGAATTGCGATAGACACAAAGCCACTCTACAGCTCAATGATCATGATTGGATTTGCGAAGATTGCGCCCAATACATGAGTGACGCAGGGCACGAGCTATCACTAGATTAGATGTTATTCCAAATATACATGAACTGAGCTGCTTCTGAGTGTAAGGCAATGAGCTTATCTTGGTTAACTGTAGCATCTGTAAAGAGTTTGCTTTTGTGAATGTTCAACACAGAACGGTTAATGTAGGGACCATGATCTTCTTCGTATATCGATGTATTTAAAAGTGTAAGTGCCGTACTGATATTTCTACGATTAATTTTTTCTCTTTCACCTTTAAAGTAAAGCTTTATGAGATGCGGTTCGCCGTCAATTATTAAACCTAGTTCAGGTGAAGAACGAACCACTAATTCATTACTAACCCAAGTTGCTTTTCCAGGATTAAACCAAGAAATGTCTTTGCCTTTTAAGAATTTTCGATACTGTTTGATCGCGAAAATATAGTTTTCCTTTTTTCTAACATCAACATTCTGAATGAATGTTTCAAAATAATCGAAGCTTAAGTCTTGTTCATGAAATGTGATTATAGCCTCTCTAAGTTGTTTCCAATAATCAAATGATGGATGGTAGGGATCTTGATATTTAATTTTGCGAACCATGTTTATTTTAGCCGAGCTGCTTTTAATGGTGAAATCGATAAATTGTGTTAGTCCTACATGTGGTTTGTTGACAGTAGCAGTAGTCATTAAACTCACCTCCTTCCCTCGACTTATTTCGACAAGAAGGAGGAAAATCCTGCAAAAAGTGAGGGGAAACGTCATGAGTCAATTACAAAGTTTCAGTCTTTTCCGTCATCCGATGTTCGGTGAGCTTCCGGTGCTCGTTGTCGATGGTGTTGAATGGTTTGGTGCTACAGAAGCGGCTAAGTCATTAAGTTTCGGAAATCCATATGATGCAATCAAAAATCACGTTGATAAAGATGACCTAGCGGACCACGAGGTCATCGACAGATTAGGGAGAAGGCAGTCTAAAAAGTTTGTCAATGAATCAGGCCTTTACAGTTTGATATTTGGTGCAGCAAAACAAGGTAATAATCCAGAGATCAAGGAAAAGGCGAAGCGGTTCAAACGCTGGGTAACATCAGAAGTTCTTCCTTCCATCCGTAAACATGGCGCATATATGACCGAAGACGTGCTAGAACGTTCCATCCAAGACCCAGATTTCATGATCGGTTTGCTAACTGCGCTGAAAGATGAGCGTCAAAAGCGTTTAGCAGCTGAACAAAAAGTCGAGGAACAAAAACCTTTAGTCACTTTTGCTGAAACGTGCATGAAATCAGAAAAGAGTTTGTTGGTGCGCGAAGTAGCGAAGCTTTGCACTAAACAAGGAATAAAAATCGGAGAAAGACAGCTGTGGCAAAAACTGCGAGATTGGGGATTAGTTTTTAAAAACCGGAACGAACCGAAACAGGAATATATGAATCGCGGTTATTTTGAAGTTTCTCAAGGTGTTAAGGAAAACGAAAAAGGCGTGTTCACATGGTTAACAATGCGAGTAACTCCTAAAGGGCAGATGTATATTATCGATCGTTTGAAAAAGGAAATGGAGGTGACAAGAACATGAACGTCCTTCCACAAGATCGAGAGTTGGCGGAAAAGCTTTGGGGATGTGGTTGCATTTACCTAAATCAAGCACGTGTAGAGTGGATAAACAATCGTTTAGACGAAGCGGAGCGTTGGGCAGAAGAGTTTTTACGATGCAAACGCGACTTGGACGAGCTGATACGGAAGAAACAGGAGCACGACCAATTAGTGCAGCTCGTCGAGATATTGAAGGAGCGCGGCGTGGATATTGCGGTCATTAGTTCCATCAAATTGAGAAAGGGGAAATGAATGATGCTTCAACCAAACTATGCTAGTCCGTCAGTTTACGAGTATCAAAGATTAGTAGATCAGGAAGCCTGGTTGCTCCAAGTTGCAGAGTATTGTGAAGCGCAGGGGTTACATGAAGATGCACGCTGGGTCCGACATATGAAAAAATTTGTTTCCGTTCGCCGCAAGTGTCTGAAAGCAGCATTGCGGCAAAAGACAAAAACGGCCAGTGCCCCAACACTAGCCGTCTGAAAAATACCCATCATCTAGTTCATTCTACCATATTCAAATCTTAATAACAAGACGGGCCTAGTGCCTGTCGTCAAGCGTAGGAATGCCGGCCCCCATCCCCCTATCTCCCCGGCACACCGGCGTTCTTGCGCTTGACGATGTGCGCTAGCGCATCACAAACACCATGTGAAAGGAGGGACAAGTATGACACGGGAGGAGAAAAAAATGATTCGTTTGCGGATCATTGAACTCCTCAACCAGTGCGAAGGGTGCCAGCATCATTATAGGTTCAATGCATGTGTCCGTATTTGTCCAAGTTGCCCGATTGGGCAAGAGATGCAAGCACTTGGGAAAAAGCTAGGGGAACGCGAAAGGCAAAATGCAGTTCGGCGCCCATGGACTACACAGGAGGAAGAATTCCTTTTGCAAAACCTCCATATGAAAAAAACGAGAATTGGCTGAAAAGTTGGGACGCAGCCTTCGCTCCATTCAGAACAAAATATTTGAGTTGAGAAAAAAGGGGAGAATCCATGATGCAAGTTGAAAATCCGATGGTTCGTCCTATTGCCGAAAAGAACAATCATTGGGGCATCGACGCTTGCGGAGATGAAATTTTGTATGGCGATACCATCTATGAATTCCCGGACGGGGAGATTGTCCTGGAAGAAAACATTCGTGAATATCTTACCGAAGTGTTAGGCGCGACACGAAAAATCGCCGAATGAAAAACGCCTCACTGGGGAGAGTGAGGCACACGCAATGGTGATCCTACCATAACAACTTATCTTCATCATACAGGAATCGTCTCGCAAAATCAATGGAGGTTGATATAAATGTTTCGAATTGTTCAAGCTAAATCATTTGGCCATTTGGATGATTTGAACGATTGGCTGAGAAAAAACTCGTCAATCGTCAGCGTAAAAGATATTAAATTCCAGGCAACCGATGATTGGGATGCGTATTTGGTGATCTTTGAAATCAAAGAAAATGATTTAGAAAAATTGGAGGGCTGAATAAAAAAGCCTCACCGGGGGTGAGGCGTCACAGAAATGAAAAGGGGACTTTCCCTTTGGGCAACTATTTTCATCATAAAGGAATCGCCTCGCAAAATCAACGGAGGGAAGAAAATGACAAAGACAATCACCATTCCGTTCAGCCCTGATAAGTTCGATCAATGGCGTTTGTCAAAAGTCGGAGGGCAAATCAGTTTCAATAAAGCTGGCAAACCTATTTTCCAGTTTAAAAACGCAGCGCAGTATCACGAATATTTAGAGCTTAATGCACAACGACAAAACTTTATGAAAGGGGAAGTAAGATGAACGCTTTACAAGAGTTCGAGTTGCAAGAAATCGAAAACCAAGAGGAACTAAAACAACGCTTTCAGATCACTGGCATTGACAGCTTGAATTGGGCCTTCCGTAAGTTATCAGCATACAAAGCTAAGGCGGCAGAAGTGGAGCAGTTAGCACAGGCCGAACGTGAGCGCATTGATCGCTGGGAAGAAGAACAAAAGAAATCCATCCAGCAGAATATCGAGTTTTTCGAGCAGCTGATTCAGGAATACCATGCAAAAGTGCTACAAGCGGACCCGAAAGCAAAAACATTGTCCACGCCATACGGAAAATCAAAAGCACGGAAAACAAAAGCACAGCCAGAAAAAGCAGATGAAAATCTTCTCCTGCAATACGTGAAAGAAAACAACATGACCGAATTCATCAAGGAATCGGTCAAATGGGGCGACCTCAAAAAGACGCTTAAAGTAGTCGAATCCAACGGCAAGCAAGTCGTTATCGATGAAAATGGACAAGTTGTCCCAGGTGTCGTTGTGAAGCCAGAAAGCATCACATACAGCGTGGAGGTGGAATAAGATGAGCGAATTGGCAGTACGTGAACAATCAGTACAAACCGTAAATAGCATGTCCATCATTGACAGCGTTGACTTGGAATCAGTCAAAAACACGCTTTCGAAAATAAATCAATTTCAAATGGTCATTCAGAACTCGTTAAAAAAAGACCACGATTACGGAGTTATTCCAGGCACTCCTAAACCAACATTGTTAAAACCAGGTGCAGAAAAGATTCAAATGTTGCTTGGGGTCACTAGTGAGTATGAAGTGATTGAACGTGTGCAGGACTATGACAACGGATTCTTCGCTTTCACCGTTCGTTGCATCATCTATAAAGATGGGGTCAAGATTACAGAAGGCCTCGGCCACTGCAATACACGTGAACCTAAGTTCTATAAAAAGAAGGACGGGCAGTTACAGGACCCATATGAAAAAGTGAACACGGTTTTAAAAATGGCCAAAAAACGCGCTCAAATTGACGCAACATTGACACTTGCTAGCCTTTCCGAAATCTTCACGCAAGACATCGAAGACATGCAGGAATACATTCAGACGGAACAAGTCGAAACAATGACAGCACAGGACGCGGCACAAATCAAATTGACGTTCGGCAAATATAAAGGGAAAACGTTGAAGGAGATTTACAAAGCACAGCCAGACTATCTCGAATGGCTGCTTAAACAAGACCGTACCGATCCGGTTATCAAAAAAGGCATCGAGCTGATGTTTGAAGCAGTGAAACAACAAGCGCAGCAGAAACAAGCACAACAGCAGCAAACGGAGCAACAAGCAGCACAACCGGAACCGCAACCGGATAATATCGACCCATTCGACGGTGAAGTGATCGAGATTAGTGACGAAGATTTACCTTTCGGTATGTAAGGTGAGCATAAGTGAAAGAACACCGCATCGGAATTCCACATTGTTTTCGTTGGATGGCAGCTGGAAATAAGAAGCTCTACATCAGCTATGTGAAGGGCTATATCAAGAGCTGCCATCCCGGCCTCAAGCCGGTGAGAATTGAAGGGCAGTATGTGGTCTGCATCAAGAAGGGGTGAATAAGATGGCTAAATACAGATATGTCCATGTTTCGTTTTGGCAAGATGCAAAAGTGCTGGAAGAAATGACACCCGAAGATAAATACTTCTACATTTACCTTTTGACTAATCCAAACACTACGCAGATCGGCATTTACCAGATCACGAAAAAGCAAATGGCCTTTGAATTGGGATACTCGATCGAATCGATCAACAGCTTGGTAGAACGATTTGAGAACGTCCATAAGGTCATTAAATACAATCCGCAAACACGGGAAATTGCCCTTTTGAACTGGGGAAAATACAACCTTATTAAAGGTGGTAAGCCTGTTCTGGACTGTATCGAGAAGGAGTTAATGGAGGTGAAAGACACCTCATTGATCGGATTGGTTGCAAGAAAAATACCTAACGAAAGTATCAGAGAGTTGTTTCTTCGATACGCTAACGATACGTCATACGATACGTACCACGATACGTTAGACGATACGTCAACGATACGTACCACGTTAAGTGGGGAAAAAGAAAAACAAAAAGAAAAAAAATATTATTATCCAGGCGACAACGATGACATAGTTGAAGTTCTTCAATTTTACCAAGCAAATATTGGGGTTCTTGCTCCTGTCGTAGGTGAATCGATCGAATATTGGTGCGAAGATTTATCTCCGGAATTGGTCAGAGAAGCAATTAAGAGAGCTGCTACAAACAATGTACGAAGATGGTCATACATCGAAGAGATTTTAAAGAATTGGAAAGATAACAATGTTACAACTGTCGAAGAAGCTATGTCTTTAGATGCGAAATGGAAAAACAAGAAGGATGAGACAGCAATTAGACCGGCTCACCAACCGTTAAAGAACGTGAATTTCCTATTTTGAGGTGTAGCTCATGAATTGGGAAGCACAAGCATCTGCAGAACGACTCGTACTAGCTTGTATCCTTAAAGACCCTTCACTCATTGAAGAAACAATATTGCGCCCTGGCCACTTCATCGATCCACGAAATCACGAGATTTTCCGGCTTATGTTGGAAGCGAAGGAACGAAATGAGAAGCCGGATGTGGTAACGCTACTGATGATGGTAGGTGGTGATGCTTTCCGACTTGGCGGAAATGATTATTTATCTGATTTAATGAACACCGTTGCAGATGTAAGCTTGTTCGATAAATACCAGCGTTGGGTGAAGGATTTTAATACCATTGATCGCGCTAGGACGATTGTCGGAAAGTTCATGGAAGAAACAAAATCCAAGGCAGACATTCACGAGCTACAAAAAATGATGGATGAATTGACGAAATTGGAAACTGAAATTATTGATGATAAACAAACTTTCCAAGATTTATTAGCAAGTAGGTTAGAACAGCATTACAACACGCCGGCAAAGGGGTTAAGTGGAGTAGATACAGGGTTTACGGGATTAAATAAATTTACCGATGGGTGGCAGCCGTCCGATCTCATCATCATCGGCGCCCGCCCGTCGATGGGGAAAACCGCGCTTGTCCTTAACAGTATATTAAATAGCACAAAAAGGAATGATATATTCGGTACATTTTTTTCAATTGAGATGTCCAAGGGACAAATTGTCGATCGTCTGATCGCGATGGAGGGACGCATTAACCTAATGAAAATGAGAAATCCAAACAAAACATTTACGGATGAGGAATGGAAAAGATACCACGCGGCCGTAGGGATGCTAGAAAAATTGAATATCGACATTCGGGATGAATACACCGTCCCTACCATACGTGCGGCAATCCGTAAGAATATGAAACAGCATCCTGACAAAAAACATGTCGCGGCGATTGACTTCCTAACGCTTATCAAGCCAATCAAAGAAACAGGAAATACGCATAAAGACCTCACTGACATTTTATGGGATTTGAAAAACGCAGCAAAAGATTTAAACATCCCAATCATCGTCCTAGCGCAACTGAATCGCGGTGTGGAAAATCGGCAAGATAAACGGCCGAATATGTCAGATTTACGCGAGTCTGGAAGCATTGAACAAATTGCTGATTTGATCGCTTTCTTATACCGTGAAGATTATTACAATCGGGATGCGGAGCAAAAAGGAATTACAGAGATCATTATCGCTAAAAACCGCAACGGAGATACGGGCACACTATACATGAAGTTTGTGAAGGAGACCAACACGTTTTATGACGTGGTGCTTCAGTCGTGACAATACAAGAGTTGTACGAGGAATCGATAAAGGATAATCATTACAGTTTATGGCTGTTGATAAATTTTCTGATGTTTGAAAAGAGAGTCATCAAACCAACCGACGATGCAAGTGTACTAGATTACTATCTTCAGGAACGCTTCAAAAACAAAATGAACACTTACTTGCTTGAATATGAACGAAAGTTGAATTCAGAGAGAATCAAATGATGTAATTGCAACCAATCTACAAATCTAACGCAATTTTTGCAACCGGAGGGGGGATGAATGATGGGTATTCTCTACGAAAAAGTTCAACTCACGAAAGAGCTCAAACGCCAAATGATGATTCGGCAGCTGTTGGATATGGGCATCACGGAACATCAAGGGCAATCCGTCTATGATTTGGACTACTATACTTTGAGATTTGTGTTGGCAACCGAGAAAGTAAAGCAATGATGCCTATCTTTCTTCAAAATTCGACAAATTTCGAGCGTTTTTTGCGAGAGTGTAGAATAATTATTGGAACGAGAAAAACGCTGTACTGGGCAAATATAGGCGTTTAATAGGTGGTGAGATGACTGTGGAAATATTAATCGTTTTAGTGGCGCTCACATTATTATCGATCATTGCGTTGATATTTTTTGGTGCAGTCATCATTTTTGAATCACTGCCGTCTCTATTGAAATGGGTATTCGGAATTGCTATCGTACTTGCAATATTCTACGGATGGTACATGTTAAATAACTAAATGAGGTGAAAATATGAATTTAGCTAAACTCTTTGAGCTGCAACGACAGCTGGATGAACATATTGAAAAAGAACATCCGCGGAAACCGGGAGAAGATCGGTTAGCGAAGAAAATTCTTGCTCTTTTCGTTGAACTTGGTGAACTTGCAAACGAATGGCGTGGTTTCAAGTTTTGGTCTAATGACCAGGAGCCGAGAACTGGTGGCGAATGTAGCTGTGATGATGGATATATCGATGTTTATATGGGACATGGAGTCGTAGAACAAGATATATGTCCTCGTTGCGAAGGTATGGGAGAATTACCAAACACGCTCCTTGAAGAATACGTAGACGCGCTCCATTTCATCCTGTCGATTGGGTTGGAATTGAATATTGATCCAAAAATAACTGGCATTTATGAGTGTCCTAACGTATTAGAACAACTCAATTCCGTTTTTGAAGATGTTGCCCATTTTTGGAGTAGCGTAAATGAGGATTGGGGCTATGAAGCACAAGTGGAATTTTACATTGAAATATTTAGAGGTTTTAAAGCCTTGGGACGTATGCTCGGCTTCACGTGGGAACAAATCGAAGAAGCGTACATTCGGAAAAACGCCGTCAATCACCAGCGCCAGGAGAGTGGATATTAATGATTCAATTCACTGTCTATGGCGAGCCTGTCGCACAGGGCCGACCTCGAGCAACCATGATTGACGGTCATATCCGAATGTATGACCCGAAAAAATCGCGCGACTTCAAGAAATACGTGAAATTAGTAGCTTCTGAACATCGCCCAGAAAAATTACTCGAGGGGCCTATCTTCCTTGAGGTTAAAGTATACAAACCCATCTTGAAGAGTTTCAGCAAAAAGAAAAAAGCCGCGGCCGAGGCTGGACAGTTGCGGCCAACGACAAAACCTGATGTTGACAACTATGTAAAAGGCGTGAAGGATGCCCTCAAAAACGTCATTTGGAAAGACGACAGCCAAGTGGTAGATTTGCATATTTCCAAATGGTACAGCGAGACACCGAGGGTGGAAATCACTATTGCTCCATTAGAGGAACAGCAACAAGCTCTATCAATCTAATAAGCTAGGAGGTTATAAGGATGGCAGGAGTTTACTTCAAAGAGGCTACAGAGGTAAAAGAAATTGCCGAGAAATTAATCGATAAGTATCATCCGCATCTTCAAGATGCTAAAGATGTCATCGGTTACTACTTCCGTGAAGGTTCAAGCGATTGGGCAGGAAAGGCAAAAAAATGTACAGCGTTTGAACGTTATGTAACTGGAAATATGCTTTTTGTGTTCATTAATGCTGAAGCATGGGAACGAATGAGTTATGAACAAAGACTTGCTCTTGTCGATCATGAACTATGCCATTTCTCCCGTAAGAGCACTAAAGAAGTTGATCCAAAGACAAATGAATGGGTTACGATCTACGAAAACAAAAATGATCCAGATAGTTGGTCTATTCGCGAACATGATGTTGAGGAGTTTTCTGATGTTATCAAGCGACATGGATTATGGGATACAGGAATTGAAAAGTTTGCCGCAGCAGTACGTGAAGCCGATTATCAGATGACATTGGACGATATTGAACGTGAAGAAAACCGAGTATTAAGAGCTGTTAAGTAAACAATGGGAGCAGTTCCTTTCTGCTCCCGAAAGGAGGGAATAAATGAACCAGCTGACGATTTTTGATTTTGTTGAGGATGAGCAGATAGCTGATAGCGTCATATTGAACAGGATACAGAGCGCTTTTCCAGGATGGGAAGTGCTTGGATATATGAAAGACTGGGAATGGGGAAAAAGCGATGACTACGCAGCGATCATTCGGCGTGACAACGTATATAAATGGGTGCGCGTAGAGTTGTATCACGATGGCCGTTCCCGCGCTGATTACACAGAGCGTACGGATTTCGAACCGTATTGGTTCGAACAGTATGAGAAAAAAGGAAGACATTGGGTGTGGCGATCGCTTGATGATAGAAACCGAGTGTTTGAAGTTGCAAGGAAAAATATGGGGTGAGTAGGATGGCAACCTTGACAAAAATTTCTCCCTCTCGCATGGGACCGCCACGGTTTGGCAACCGTCCGCATGGAATTGACACAACGGTACGGACATATCAGCTGACACCGGAACAATTAGAAAGGCTACGTGCTGGCGAAAAACTTGATGATATCTTGAAGGAGGAAAAAGAAATGGAACAACAAAAGCCGAAAGTGATTGCATACGCGAAATATGAGGAAGTTGTTGCGGAACGGGATGGGTTGAAACGGCAGCTTGAAGAATTGAAAGCGAATATGGAAAAGGAAGTCGAACACTGGAAAGAGCTTTTCGAAACAGCAATGGCAGACAAGGAACGGCTTCATAAAGAGAATTTGTTGCTGGAAAATCAGGTTCAAAGATTGAAAGAGGCAAACAACGAACTGACGGCCAAAAATGAGCGCAATTTTACCGATCTGATGCGTTTGGAACAAGAGGTGAAGGGTTTAAGACTATACGCACTTCAAAAGCTCCAGAAGGACGTGTACGGGGCTTAAAATGCCCCACTTAATAAAAGTAGGGCATTCGTTTGATTAACAGCAATGAGTAGGGTATCCAGGATCAACAACCACGTTTCTTGTAATAGGAGTAACAATATGTCTAGGAACATTGACGATATTGTGACGATTAATGTGTACAACTGGATGGATATAAGGAACTACACGAGGAATGAAACAGTCTCGCACCACAAATCTAGGTGGACATATAACTGGTCTAGGACAAAACAATGGAAAATCACCTCCTATAAATGTCTATAAACATTAAATGTATTAGTGGGTCTTTTTGAAATGGACAGATATCACAAGGTATATAAAAAAGATATATGGAGTTGTAAAAGAAGGTGAAAAACTTGTTACAAGGTATTTGCGTGGATACAGCTGCAACAACGGTTCTTGAGAAGGGGAAAACGTATTTCCTCTTTCCAGGCGGTCCTAACCACTACTACGTTTCAAAGTTTCCGAAAGAAAACTCTCATTTCGGGGTGTTCCGAAAGTCATTGTTTCAAATCGTCCAAGAAGACGAATGGCCACCGGAGCCGCCAGCAGACTCTATTCCGGTATTGGATAGTTCAAAAATTTATGCAGCAAAGTTGATATGGACAACACGAGCGTACAAAACCGAGTTAGGAACGTATTATATGAAACCTTTAAAAGCACATGCGTATGTTTACCGCGATAAACAATTGAAAAAGTGTGTTGGCTGCTTTCCGTTGCACTGGTTCGCGGAGTTTCGAGAAGTAAATGAGGAAGAAAATGTAACAAATGTGGCTGTTCTTGAAACAGAAGTACCGAAACGTGAAACAAAAGAGGAAAAGAATGAAATATTTGAGCAAATGAGTATCTTCGATTTTGTTGAGTGAGGGGGAGAACAAAATGAACGATAAAGATAAAGAGCAGTTACAAGCGATCAAAAGACATATAAGAGAAATGAGGGAGATTTACGGTGACGTAAAAGTTATCCCGTATCCTACTGCTTGGATTGATTATTTGATTGAACAAGCGGAGAAAGTGGATCAGTTACAGCAGGAAATTGAACGATTGCGGGAGTTAGTATGGGAATTTCAAGATAAGCAAGTAGGGTGGGAAGAAGAATGATCTACATCTTGCGCCATCCAAAAACAAACGCAGAAATCAAAACAAAACGCAAACGGAAAGTGAAGCTATACCAGCTACGTGGGTATAAGCTCGTGAATCAATATGATCCGACAGCGACACAGAATTGCAAATTATAAGCTTCGAATAAATAAAAAAGCCAGGACTTCTCCCGGCGTTTGCAGCTCTCTACATTAAGTATAACACGGGAGGGGTCCGAGTGGGCAAACGGTTTTACCAACTGTCTTTTTTGCGTGACACGGACGGAGAAAAAACAAAAGAAGCAGTCGAGGCAGCACTCGAAAAATACCGGATGTACATGTTAGCCGTGCCAGACGAGTATCTCCCAAGAGTAACACAGACATATTCACTTGTGCCGCCGTCGCAGACAAACGCGTTTCATTCGTCGACGGAGGATATAGCGGTGAAAAGGGCGGACTTCGATCGGGAAAAGTACAAGTATATGGAAAAAATTCATCGTGCAGTGAATCGATTGACAAAATTGCAACGAGAATTGATCGTGAAACGATACATGACGTTTGAGGAGCCGCGCGACTGCGATGTGTACAATGATATGTGTATCAGTGAATCAAAATACTACCGAGAACGTGAGAGAGCGTTCTATAAGATAGCTTTTGCTTTAGGAATAGAGGTTTACAAAGAAGAAGAGGCACCTGTTTAGGTGTCTTTTTTTATCAAACAATGAAGGATTTTGGAGTTGTATGAAGAATTTTATTGTGCATAGGAGGGGGATTTTAATGAAAATGGTAAGTACGGGTATAGAAGAGAAAATTAAAGAAGCGCTTGAAGTGTACGATAAAAATTTTCGTAAATATGAGGAATTAGAGAAGGAAGTAGTACATATTCTTGATAAACAATTAAAAAAAGAAAATATAAAAATACATTCAATCACATCTCGTATCAAAACCAAAGAGTCGTTAGCTGAAAAAATTGAAAGAAAACAATACGAAAATCCTATTGAAGAAATTACTGATATAGTCGGTGTTAGAGTGGTTTGTTTATTTATCTCAGATATTGATAGGATCGGTCAATGTATAAAAGCAAATTTTGAGATTATTGACGAAGAAAATAAGATAAATGGACATGACATTTCTGCTTTTGGTTACATGTCAGCACATTTTATTGCAAAGTTAAAGAATGAGTATACTGGTCCGAGATATGATCATATTAAAGATATGATATTCGAAATTCAAGTAAGGACTATTTCTATGGATGCGTGGGCTAATATCTCCCACTATCTTGATTATAAAAGTGAAAATGATATTCCAAAGGAATTAAAACGTGATTTTTATGCGCTAAGTGGACTTTTTTATGTTGCAGACACTCATTTTGAAATGTTTGTGAAATCAAGTGAACACTTTAGAAAAGAAACAGCTGATATTATTAGTGATATGTTGAAAAATGAAGAGACACATAAAAATGTTGATATAAATTTTGATTCATTAAAAACATATTTATTGCAGAAATTTCCTGATAGAGAACATTTAAGTGATAAGTCCGTTTCAACATTAGTAGACGAGTTAATTAATGCTGGGTATACAAAAATAACTGAAATAGATGAGGTTATACAGAAAACTGAAGCAGCATTCAATTTATATGAAAGTATGTTTCCACCTGCTACAGGACGACGATTTGCCGACGCTGGGGTAGTCCGTATTTCATTGGGAATTTTTGATGAGCAATATAGAAAATCCAAATATCCAGATGATTCAACATTTGATTCACAGGAAATACAAAAATTGGTGATTCGTTAAAAATAAATGTTACATAAATCTATAAAAATGACAGAAAACTGAAAGAAAAATGACAGAAAGATGACAGAATATTTTGTGTCGGACATGTTATGATGATATCGTGAGATATATTGAAGCAGGGCGTCACTCCGATCGGGGTGGCGTTTTTTATTTTAAGATCTGTTAAAGATTGTTGTTGATTTTTTATTGAACTAACGGGGCAACATTAGTTGTAATTTAGTAAAAAGGAGCTGCCTTATTGGCAGCCGTGAACAAACAATTAAAAGCAATTTATTAGGATGTAGTGCTCGTTACAAGGTTTCCAAGTAGGTTAGTAAGGGAAGCTAGAATTTGCTGTGCTTGGGCTGGTGTTAGATTATCTGGCGAAGTTAGTCTAACACATGGTAATTCTAATTGGAGTTCAAGTCCAAGAAGCACAATGGTAATTGGACAAGGAATAGAGATGCAAAGTATTTCGTCACCTTGACAACAACCTTCTGAACATTGAGATTGTTGTGAGACGTGGTGTTTTGACTTATCAATCATATGAAATCCTCCTTTATTTAAATTTCCGTACAGTGTATGATATGAAAAGTTTACTTGTATGGGCTCATGATGTCGTAAAAGGAAAATAAAGAAACAGCCTATATCTGTTTTTAGCTAACGGGGGTTTAGTTCAAGAGACCGACTAAGAATGTCGGTTTTTTTGTTTTGTTATAAAAACCATATTGTAATTTAGCAGAGCCTATTTTAGAAAGAAGGAGTGTTGCGACATGGCAGAAATGCGCGAGTCGAACAAATTGGTTGTAAAAGTAGATGTTGACGTATCCGATGCGTTAAAAGGGCTAAAGGCGCTAAGACGAGAAGCGAATAAGACATTGAAGGCTCTCGAAAAGTTGCAACGAAAAGTAAACGAAATAAACATGAGTATGCAGCTACGGTAACGATACAGGATGCAATGGATAATGAACAATTTGTAGAGGAAATCCGTAAAGAAATTGAAGAGCATAAAAAAGAAATGGAAGAACGTCGCAAAGCATTCAGAGAAAGATTCGAAGCTGCGCGGGAACGTATAGATCGTCTGTATAAATGACAGGTGTTTTTATTTTTACTCTGGAGTGATGAACATGAAAAAACGGAAGAAAAAACGAAAAGAGAAATTGAGTCATCGGGAATTGATCGACTTGATGGGAGTGAATCGTCCGACGTAAAAAGAGTGCGTGGGGCGATTAGGAGGAAATGAATTTTGAAAGTTCGTGATTGATACCGTTGCCTTGGCGATGGTGGATTATTGTAATTTATATGTTGTTTTCAGCGTTTGGGATAGTAAAACCCCTTGCCGTTGTAAGTGACTAGCGTTGTCAAAAATTGACGAAAAATTGATGTAGGAAAATCCCTCCTTTTGTCGAACATATAATAATATTACTTAATTTTATTGAGTAATAAAGTTTCGGAGGGAGAAAATGAAGAATAAGGCAGTTATGTTTTTATTACTGGTCAATCTTCTGTGTACAACACTTTTTTATGTACCAAACGGTACTTTTGCGGAGGAACAGATATTTAAAGATGTTCCAGTTAATCATTGGATTTATGATGAAACAAAGTATTTGAAAGAAAAAGGGGTAATTACAGGATATAGTGATAATACATTTCGACCTGATAACTATCTCAGACGAGATCATCTTGCTCTAATATTGGCTAAATCATTAAAATTAAAGAAAGTTAAGCCGTTTAAACAATTCAGTGATGTTCCAAAAGATTATCCTTATTTCGAGGCTATTTCATTGGTTCAACAAGCAGGAATTATGGATGGAACTAATGGATTATTTCGTCCTAAAGAATATGTAACTAGAGCTCAATTATCTAAAGTTATTACTAAAGCGTTTGGTTTAGAAGGAGGAAAAATAAAACTGTTTTTAAAAGATGTATCAGAAGAACACTGGGCATATGAATACATACGAACCCTTGCAATAAATCGCATTTTTTGGACGAATGATTACCATTATAAACCAAATAACAATGCAACACGTGCTGATTTTGCTTCTTTTATGTATCGAGCATTAACTAATACAAAATATAGTAGAAAGGGTCTAACTTCAACACTTATCGATAATAATTGTGTGTTTGAGCGAGAATTGATGCCAAGTTACATAAGAAATGCTATTAATAATCATCCAAGTATTTTCGATACCTCAATTGCGTATGATACAGTTTTGGGAGGGGAAAATAATAAATTTGTTTTGAAGATTTTGGAAAATGGGCTTGAATCTGTAGAAGATACCTCTTTGAAGTTTTATGATAGTATTGACTTTAGTCTTAGTCTAATTTCCCCAACTTATAATCCGACCTATCAGACAAATATGATCTCCGAACTTGATTATTATGATTTTTCAGGGTCTACGTATATTGTTCGGGATCCGTTAGAGGGATTTCAGTATAAAGTTGCATTTCAGATCGTATTTGATTTCCGTTCAAAAGATGCTACGAAGGTTGCTGCAGATTGGCTTGTAGTAAGTGATGAAAGACTTAAATCAATAGTACCTAAACTATATGAGAGAATCGAAGAAGCGAATAAGGAGTGGGAGAAAAATGGGACACGTGGCTTTCTTGGCCGGGGACTTATAGAGTATATAGATCCTTATCGTATTCACATTGGAGTAAACCCTTATATGGAAAATATGTGGATTGAAGTGATAATTCCTTTAAAGGAGTAAAAAATTTTTAGGCCTGAGAATTAAATATCAAATTATGCATTTTTTGAGTAAAAGCATCCTTCGGGGTGCTTTTTTATTTGGAGGTAATGCAATGTGTTTATCGGTTTAGGTTTAGGTGTTGGAACGGTGATATTGATTCAATTGGTTGTAGATTTGTTTAAAGGCGAATTCACTGATTTTCGTTGGTATTTGATATGCGCTTGCATCATGCTGTTATGTTTTGCTTTAGAAGCTGTTTGGAGTTGATGACATGCCGAACAGACCACTGCGACCATGCAACAAGATTGGATGCAGGAACCTCACAAGAGAAACCTACTGCAACGAACATAAACACCTAGCCGAACAAAGACAACGATTAAGACGGAATGATAAGGAATACGACAAGCATAAACGGAACCAACAAGCAAGAGCCTTTTACCATAGCCGAGAGTGGGAACGTATTAGAGAGGCTGTGTTAGTTCGAGACAATTACTTATGTCAGCATTGTTTACGAGACAAACGAATCACACGTGCAGTAATTGTGGATCATATAGTGCCGCTATTGGTGGCATGGGATAAACGATTGGACATGAGTAATTTGCAATCACTATGTCAAGCCTGCCATAACCGGAAGACAGCGGAAGATAAACGACGGTATGGGTAGGGGGGTATGAAAAAGTTTGGCGAAGGCATAGGGGACCGGCGCGGGGCCCCTCCGCGCGAATTTTTTTCGCAAAATGAAACTTTTTCAAGAAGGGAGGGAAGAAAAATGCCAGGTAGACCAAGCAAACCTGTTCAACTGATTAAACTGGAAGGTAATAAAGACAAACGAACAAAGGCTGAATTGGAATATCGTGAAAAATTCGAGAAATCCCTTTACACCGGAACGAGTTTCAAGGAATCGCCGGAAGTAAAGGCTGACCCTGTCGCACATAAAGAGTTCTTGCGGCTCAAAAAATTGTACAAGCATATCCAATACGTGGACGGGCTGGATGAACAGATCATCAACCGATATTGTCTCATGGTAAGCCAGGAACGGAGCTTGCAGCAGACAATCAAACGACTAGACAGCGACATCGAGAATGTGGATGACTTTGAAAAACGAGCGGAAATGTATAAAACGCTTGCCAGCCTAATGACCAAACTGAATCAGACGCGAGACATGATTTTGAAGCTGGAAGATCGCCTTTTCCTAAATCCGACTGCAAGGGTAAAAGCGATTCCGAAAAAACCACCGGAAGATGATGCTAAGAAATCGCCAATGGCAGAGTTTTTGAAACGGAGAGCGGGTGGCAACCATGCCACATGATAAGCAACGGGCATTGGAGCCCATCGAATTTATTCAGATGCTCAAGGCTGTTGACGACTTTTACGGACAACCTTTTATGTTGCTCGATTGGCAATACGAAGTTTTATGGAACGTATACGGCACAGTAAATGAAAACGGATTACGACAATATCGGTATGCATATCTTGAAATCCCGAAGAAGAACGGAAAAACATCTCTAATAGCCGGATTGGCACTTTATCATTTGACTTGTGACCCTCCCGGTGGTCAAATTTATTGCTGTGCCGCCGATAGAAGCCAAGCAGAACTAGTTTATAAAGCGGCTACAGGCATGATTGAACAGGACGAGGCTTTACAGAGCGTTCTAATCGTCCGGGACAGCCGGAAAGAAATCCGGAACAAGGAAACGGGGACAATTTTAAAAGTCTTATCAGCTGAAGCATATACGAAACACGGAATCAACCCGACTGTCGTCATTTTTGACGAGCTTCACGCCCAGCCGAACCGTGATTTATGGGATGTTATGACGTTCGGTGCTGGCGCGGCACGGAAAGAACCTTTGTGGTGGGTCATTACGACGGCGGGTGACGACCCTGATCGTAAATCAATCGGCTGGGAAGTGCATGAATACGCCCGTAAAGTTAGGGACGGGGAACTGAACGATCCAACTTGGTATGTAAAAATCTATGCGGCTGATGAAGATGATGATATTTTTGACGAGGCGACATGGTATAAAGCGAATCCATCCCTTGGACATACAATCAGTATCGAAGCAGTAAGACAAGAGGCGTTGGCAGCTCGCAACAGCGAAGCGGCAGAGCGCCTTTTTCGTTGGTTGCGATTGAATCAGTGGGTATCTTTAAAGCGCACGGGATGGTTGCCTCTTTCGTTATGGGACAAAACCGAAGGAAAATGGGATTTGTCAGAGCTTGTAGGCAAACGGTGTTACCCCGGAATCGACTTATCAAGCACGACTGATATTACAGCTGTTTGCTATTTATTCCCACCCCAAGAAGGTTTTTCGGATTGGCGTTGCATTTTTGAGGCGTGGGTGCCGGAAGATAACATGAAAGTACGTGTGCAGCGGGATAAAGTGCCTTATGATCGTTGGGTAAATCAAAAGTATTTATATGCCACACCCGGCGATGTCGTGGACTATGATTTTGTGGAAGCAAGACTAAAAGCCGCAAGCAAACAATATGACATCCGAGCGTTGGGCACAGACCCGTGGAATAGCCGGATGTTGACACAACGGCTAATGAAAGACGGAATCAACGTTATTGAAATCCAGCAAAACATGAAGAACATGAGTCCGGCGATGAAGATGATTGAACAGCTAATGAAACGCGGCATGATGACGCACGAAAAAAACCCGGTGGCGCGATGGTGCTGGGGGAATATCGCTATTGCGGTTGACGGAAACGAGAATATTAAACCAATGAAAAACAAGTCGAGAGATCGAATCGACTTGATTGTCGCACTGATTAACGCAATGGCAACGGCAATGCTATTTGAAGAAGTGAAATTCGATGTCAACGAAGCAACCGAACAATATCTCAAAATGATGGGATGGTAAAGACGAATAGGAGGGTGTAGGTATGAATGTGCTTCCTGATTGGTTGGCGTTATATGCGACTGTTGCCAAAAATGCAACTGAGGACGAAATAAAAGAGGTATTTAGAAGTGACAACCTAGACGTGACAATCAAAAAAATGTTTATGAAAATGGTGAATGACGGAAGAATATCGGTTAAAGAAGAATGATGGGCTGGTGATTGAATGGCAAAGGCATTGAAAAACTTCATTACGAAAATGCTTAAAAGCCTTCTGACCGAATGGTTAGAGGACTTTTTAATTTTGATTGGTGTTGTCATCGTGCTTTATAACACTTATCAGCATTTCGGAAACGTTATTGGCAACTATGTATTAGGCGCGATATTCTTACTTTTCGGTTTCGCGTTTGCTAAGCGGTGATAGCGGTAACTCCTGTGCAAAGGAGGTGAGAATGTGGGATTTGTTAGAAATGCGTTAAAGAGAAGGGTAAAAAACGAGAGCGAGACGATAGATTTAAACAATCCACTTTTATTGCAATGGCTCGGCATTGATCCTGATACCCCAAAGGATCAACTGTCTGAGGTCACGTATTTTGCCTGCCTGAAAACCTTGTCTGAGAGCTTAGGGAAGTTGCCACTAAAGATGTATCAAAAGACGGAACGCGGCGTCGTGAAAAGCGACCGCGAGGAATTGTATAACGTCCTGAAACTTCGGCCGAATCCCTACATGACAAGCACAATCTTTTGGTCAACGCTTGAAATGAATCGAAACCACCACGGCAACGCCTATGTGTGGTGTCGATACAAAGGGGTAGAATTACAAGACCTTTGGATCTTACCGAGCCAACATGTCACCATTGTGATTGACGACCGAGGGATATTAGGCGAAAAAAATGCCGTGTGGTATCGCTATAACGACCCGTACGACGGGAAAACATACGTTTTCCGCAATGACGAGGTGCTACATTTCAAGACGTCGGCCACATTTGACGGCATTGTCGGCTTGTCGGTGCGGGATATTCTGAAACACACACTTACCGGGGCACTAGAGAGTCAAAAATTCATGAACAACCTTTATAAAACAGGGTTGACAGGCAAAGCCGTCCTAGAATACACCGGCGACCTTGACCAAAAAGCGCGTGATCGCTTGGTGAAAGGCTTTGAACAGTTCGCTAACGGCTCACAAAACGCCGGAAAGATCATCCCGGTGCCGTTGGGGATGAAACTAGTCCCATTAGATATTAAACTGACAGACAGTCAATTTTTCGAGCTTAAAAAATATACGGCGTTACAGATTGCGGCGGCATTCGGAATTAAACCAAACCAAATAAATGACTACACCAAGTCAAGTTACGCTTCAGCAGAAGCGCAAAACTTGGCTTTTTATGTGGACACGCTGCTTTACATCTTGAAGCAGTATGAAGAGGAAATCACATATAAGATCTTGTCTAATGAATTGATTGGACAAGGTTACTATTTTAAGTTCAATATCAACGTTATTTTGCGCGCTGATCTCAAAACACAAATGGACAGCTTAGCAACTGGTGTGCAAAATGCGATTCTTGAACCGAATGAAGCGCGAGATTTCCTCGACCTCCCGGCGAATGATTACGGCGGCAACCTCATGGCAAACGGGAACTATATCCCGCTTAAATATTTAGGTGCCAACTACGACATTACGGAAGGAGGTGAAGGCGATGAGTAAGTTTTGGCGGTTCATCGTAAACCAAGCAACCGAAACCGAGCCGGAGAGTGTGGAGCTTCGCATCGAAGGTGACATTGTAGACGATGACGAAGCATGGCTATACGAATGGTTTGGGATGCCAGCGACCACGCCAAACGCATTTAAGGAAGAATTGAGCCAGTATAAAGGTAAGGACATTACCGTATGGATTGACAGCTATGGCGGTAGTGTATTCGCGGCGGCTGGTATTTACAACGCGCTGAAGGAGCATAATGGCAAGATCACTGTCAAGATTGACAGCAAGGCGATGAGCGCGGCATCTGTCATCGCGATGGCCGGTGATGAGGTGCTCATGAGCCCGATGGCGGTGATGATGATTCATAATCCACTGACGACTGCATACGGCAATATGCATGACTTACGGAAAGTCGCTGACATCTTGGATACTATTAAAGAATCCATCGTCAATGCCTACGCATTAAAAACGGGGCGTTCTCGCAGCAAAATCTCGCAAATGATGGACGATGAAACATGGATGTCGGCTAATGTAGCGGTCAAAGAGGGCTTTGCAGACGGCATCTTGTATCAAGATCAGCTGTTAGACGTGGCGAATATGAGTCAATTCGCTTTCAATCGCCTAGCTGTCGTTAACAGTGCGAATCAATCCATTCGCAACGCGGTGGAATTGTTTAATAAACAAAGGGAGCAAGACGAAAAAGAAAGGTTGTTATTGGAACTAGACCTCATCTAGTTCCTTTTTTATTGCACAAAAACCAAAAAGGAGGAAACAAACATGCCGAAAGAATTACGTGAACTGTTAGAACAGATTAACAACAAGAAGGAAGAAGCCCGCAAATTGTTAGCTGAAAATAAAATTGAGGAAGCCAAAAAGCTGAAAGATGAGATTGTTGCTTTGCAAGAAAAATTCGATATTGCAAAAGAACTTTATGAAGAAGGGAAAGCGCAAATCGAGGACAAAAAACCATTGGAACCGACTGTACAAGTGAAAGAAAACGAAGTCGAAGCGTTCGTCAACCATATTCGCACGCGGTTCCGCAATGCGATGAAAGAAGGAACTGGGGAAGATGGTGGCTACACGGTTCCACAGGACATTCAAACGAAAATCAACGAATTACGTGAAAGCAAAGATGCTTTACAAAGATATATTACGGTAGAACCAGTCACTACGTTGAGTGGCTCGCGCGTGTTCAAGAAACGTTCGCAACAAACGGGATTTGTTAAGGTTCCGGAAGGCGGTGAAATTCCAGAAAAAGCCACTCCGCAATTTACGATTTTGAATTATCAAGTTGAGAAATATGCTGGTTTCTTCCGCGTAATGAATGAACTCTTGAAAGACAGTACAGAGGCAATTGTTAATACGCTTGTTCGTTGGATCGGTGACGAATCACGCGTAACAAGAAACAATTTAATTATTTCTATCTTGAATGCAAAAGCGAAAACAGCTATTGCCGACCTTGATGGTCTGAAAAAAGTCGTAAACGTTCAACTTGATCCTGTTTTCCGTTCAACGTCGAATGTATTCGTAAACCAAGATTCGTTCAATTGGCTAGATACACTGAAAGACAACAATGGCCAATACTTGTTGCAACCGTCGCTTGAATCACCGACAGGTCGTCAATTGTTTGGTTTGCCGGTTGTCATCATTTCCAACAAAACACTGGCGTCTCGTGTAGACAGCGGAACAGGTGCTACATTTGCGCCGGTGATTGTTGGCGACTTGAAAGAGGGCGTCGTTTTGTTTGATCGCCAACAAACCGAAATCATGTCTTCTAATGTTGCAATGGATGCCTTCCAAACTGACGTTACTTTATGGCGTGCGATTGAGCGGATGCAAGTAAAAATGCGCGACGATGAAGCGTTTGTATTCGGAGAAGTGCAACTTCCAGCATAGTGATGAGGGGAGCGATCCCCTCTTTTCTTTTAAAGGAGGGATAACATGAAGGTTAAAGCGCTAATGGATTGTAAAGGCGTTGGGTACGACCTAAAAAAAGGCGATGTTGCCGATTTGCCCAAAGGCTTGGCCACATTACTGATCCGATTCGGCTACGTGGAGGAAGTGAAAAAGTCTAAAGAAACGAAGGTGGAAGAATGATCGTTTCTTTAGACGAAGTGAAAAAATGGCTGCGGATTGATTTTAGCGAGGATGACGCGCTATTGACAACGTTGATTAGCGCGGCGGAAGAGTATCTGAAAAACGCGACAGGCATCACATACGACTCGGCAAGTCACTTGGCGAAACTATTCTGTATGACGCTTATTGCCGACTGGTACGAAAACCGAGAAATGATTGGAAAGGCAACCGATCAAACAAGGCCGATCATCCAAAGCATCTTAACTCAACTCACATACAGTTACGGTGGTGACAGCGATGAATCCGGGGCTGTTTAGACACCGCATCAAGCTGTTGAAAATGGTTGTCACAGAGGATGAGATCGGCCGACAAATTGAGGATTGGCAGGCAGTCCGCACCTGTTGGGCGGCAATCAAGACAGTAAGCGGCAGGGAATACTTTGCTGCTGCGTCCATTCAAGCGGAGCGAACCTATCGATTTATCATCCGGTACACTCCTGGAATCGATGAAACAATGAGGATCGACTATCAAGGACGGCAGTTTGATATACAGAGCGTTCTGAATGATGACGAACGAAAGAAAACGCTGACTATTATTGCGACGGAAAGGGTGACGGCGGATGGCTAACATCTCGATCGATCGTCTAGCCGACGAATTGGTGCAAGCGGTCAAAGAATACACGGACGACGTGGCCGAAGGTATTCGAAAAACAGTGGACCGGACTGCGCGGAAAGTGCTGCAAGAAACTAAAGCGCTGGCTCCAAAACGGACAGGCGAATACGCGCAAGGGTTCGGCATCACGAAAGAGGACAGTTACGGCGTGACCAGACGTATTGTGTGGAACAAAAAACACTATCGTCGTGTTCATCTTCTCGAATTTGGCCATGCAAAAGTAAACGGTGGCCGTGTCCCTGCCTATCCGCATTTACGGCCAGCGTATGAGAAACACGCGGCAAACTTGCCGAACGAGCTAAAAAGAGTAATCGAAAACGGTGGTTAAGATGACACAAGCAGAGCTCTATCAAGCTTTGAAATCTATCGGCTATCCAGTCGCCTACGGTTCGTTTTCCAGCCCTGTCACGCCGCCGTTTATTGTATATAAATTCGCCTATTCTAACGACATGATGGCGGATAACGTTAACTATGTAGCAATTGACGACTTTCAAGTGGAGCTATACACGGACAAAAAAGACCTTGCTGCTGAAAAGAAAGTGCAGGACAAGCTTAAAGAGCTAGGCCTGCCATATCGGAAATTTGAAACATATCTCGATACAGAAAACTTGTATCAAATACTCTATGAAATTCAAATTCTAGGAGGTTGATAATATGAGTCAAAATAAAGTCACATTTGGTCTTGATAAAGTCCATATTGCCTTTTTAACCGACCTTGCCACACCGACATGGGAAACGCCTGTTCCTATTCCGGGTGCTGTCCGTTTCAGTCCAGAACCGCAAGGTGAAGAAAGCACGTTCTATGCGGACAATGGTCCGTATTTCACATACACGAGCAACAACGGTTATACAGCTGAACTTGAAATGGCGAACATCCCTGACCAAGTACTCGCGGAAATGCTTGGTTGGGAAATCGACGCAAACGGAATGCTCGTTGAGACGACGGACGGAATGCCGAAGGAGTTTGCGCTCTTGGGTCAGATTTTGGGAGACAAGAAAAACCGTCGCTTCGTCTACTATCGATGCAAAGCCAGCCGTCCGACTGCTGAACACAATACACGCGGTGAATCGGTCGAGCCGACAACGCAGACACTCAATATTACAATTTTGCCTATTGAGATCAACGGCAAAAACGTTGTCCGTGGCGTACTTGAATTGAATGACACCAACCAAGCGATTTATGACAATTTCTTTAGCACGGTGACAGTGCCGGGCGCAACAGCGGGGGTGTAATGAATGAGAACAGTTAATATCGGAGGAAAAGACATCGGGCTAAAGGCTACGCCTTTGGCCCTTTTGTTTTACAAACAGGCTTTTGGTACGGATTTAGTTGGTGATTTGGTTAAAATGCAAGAGTTAAAAAAAGACCTTTCTAAGTTTGATTCGGTCTTATTTTTACAAGTGACATGGGCGATGGCAAAGGCTTATGCAGGATTGAAAGAAAAATTCCCGGATTTTGAGAATTGGTTAGCTGAATTAGAATCATTTGACTTATCTGACCAGGATGTTTTGCTAGCAATTATGGAAGAAGCAGAAAAAGGATTTTTTCGCCGAGGTGCAGGACGAACTAAACCAACCAACTGACATCGAGCAGCCGGAGCGTCCCGATTTAGAGTTACTGGTAATCGGGAAACGCGCCGGCCTTTCTTTTGATGAAATGAACGAATTGACGGTTAACGACTTAATTAAATTTGTCAACATCTATGTGGATATGACAACTGGAAAACAAAAACCGCGACGCAGAATGGCGACGCAAGCGGATATAGACGCTTTCTTTGCATAAGGTGGTGAGAAAATGGCCGAGACGGTGCGCGGCATAAATGTCGTTATTGGGGCGGACACGACGAAGCTATCGAAAGCATTGTCCGATGTGAACCAAAAAAGCCGCGAAATTCAATCTGAATTGCGTCAAGTTGATCGATTGCTGAAATTCGACCCATCCAACACGACATTGCTGGCACAAAAGCAACAATTGCTGTCTCAAGCGGTTGCAAACACAACTGAAAAATTGAATCGTTTGAAATCCGTACAACAACAAGTCGCCGATCAATTCGCACGCGGAGAAATCAGTGAAGGACAATATAGAGCGTTTCAACGCGAGATTGAAAAGACGGAAGGACAACTACGGAGTTTGCAAAGCCGTCTTGAAGAAACAAACGGTGCGATCAACAAACACACGACCACATGGGGGAAGCTGCAAGAAAAACTGTCGACGGTAGGCAACAATCTCCGTGATATTGGACAGCGGATGCAAAACGTCGGCCAATCCATGGCCGCATCATTCGGCGCGGCAACAGCAGCAATCGGCGGAGCACTTGGTTTCGCTGTCAAAAAATCAATGGATTTTGAAGCGCAAATCGACCGTGTTGGAGCCGTTGCTGGAGCAACACCAGCTGAAATCAAAAAGCTGGAACAAGCGGCTCTTGACCTTGGAGCTTCTACGTCAAAATCCGCAACAGAAGTCGCGCAAGGCATGGAGATTATGGCCACAATGGGCTACAACACGAATCAGATTCTTGCTGCGATGCCTGGCATCATCGCTGCCGCAGAAGCATCGGGCGAGGACATGGCGGTTGTTGCCGATACCGTTTCTGCGGCATTAAACGCTTTTGGTCTGAGCGCGGATAAAGCGTCTAAAGTGGCTGACATATTGGCACAAGCGGCCAATGATTCAGCAGCGGGCATCCAAGATATGCAATATACGTTCAAGTATGCGGCTCCTGTCGCAAAGCAGTTGGGTATTTCCCTCGAGGAACTCGCGGCCGCAACTGAAATCATGGCCAATAACGGTATTCGCGGAGAACAAGCCGGTACAACCTTGCGGGCGGCGTTGATTCGGTTGTCCGATCCTCCGAAAGAAGCGGCAAACACACTTGAACGGTTAGGCGTCAAAATCACGGATGCCAACGGAAAAATGTTGCCGTTCAGCAATATCATCGGCCAGCTGGCTGAAAAGACAAAAAATATGAGCAACGCCCAAAAACTCGCTGCGCTTTCAACCATCTTTGGTACGGAAGCGGCAAGTGGAATGTTGTCTGTAGTGGAAGCCGGACCGCAGAAATTAGATGCACTCACGAAATCATTGCAAAATTCCGCCGGGGCATCACAAGAAGCGGCGGCAAAAATGAAAGACAACTTGAAAGGCTCTCTTGAAGAATTGCAGGGAGCGTTTGAAACAGCACAAATCACGATCGGAAACGCGCTGGCTCCGGCGATCGAGAAAGTAGCTGGATATATTCAAAATCTCATCAACTGGTTCAATAATCTATCGCCGTCTACTCAACAATTTATTGCCACCGCGGCGGCAGTTGCAACGGTGTTGGCAGGGATCGGAACGGCAATTGGTGTTATGCTGATGGTCGTTGGTGGCGCGATTAACGGATTTGGGACCCTTGCACAGACCTTCGGGAAAATATCCGAGGCGATTTCAAAAGCCGGCGGAATGATGGGGTTATTTAGTAAAGCATTAACCTTTTTAACTGGTCCGGTTGGAATTGCTATTGCTGCAATCGCAGGATTGATCGCGGTCGGCGTCCTAGTCTACAAAAACTGGGACACCATTAAGGCAAAAGCAATCGAAATATGGGGCGCGATTAAGGACTGGTTTAGTCAAACACTCGAAAGTATTAAACAATTCTTTAACAACGCATGGAACAATATTAAAAGCTTCACATCGTCTACGTGGGATAGTATCAAACAGACAACAGTCAACGTGTGGAATGCGATTAAAACAGGTGTGATGGCGATCATCACGCCTTTTATTAATGGCATCAAAAACCTATTTAACGGCATGAAAGACGGCTTACAGCAAATTTTTAACGGATTAAAACAATTCTTTAGCGGTGTGTGGCAGGCGATTAAAAACATCTTCCTCGGTGCCGTTCTTCTCATTATTGACCTTGTGACAGGCGATTTTAAAAATCTTTCTAACGATGCAAGAGCTATCTTTAACAACCTAAAAAACGCCTTGTCTTCTATCTGGAATGGAATCAAGCAAGTATTTTCCGGCGCAGTTTCTGCAATAAAGGGATTTGTTAGCGCTGCATGGTCGAACATACAGTCTACAACATCATCTGTTTTTAACGGCGTTCGATCGCTAGCATCATCCATCTGGAATGGAATTAAATCAGCCATTTCCAGCGCGGTTAATACTGCAAAATCGGCGGTTAGCAACGCATTTTCCGCAATGAGAAATGCTGTCTCGTCCATTATGAGCGGCATAAAGTCCACAATCACAAGCATGTGGAATAGTGCTGTAAGTTTCTTAAAAGGGATTGATTTATACTCTATCGGAAAAAACATCATTCAGGGATTAGCACGAGGCATTTCCTCGATGGCATCGGCTGTCGTGGAAAAAGTGAAAAGTATCGCTAATTCCGTCACAAAAACAATCAGAAATATACTCGATATTCATTCTCCTTCCCGTGAAACAGAGAAGTTAGGTAAATATACAACAGAAGGATTTGCAAAAGGGATTGAATCAAAGAAAAAGGACGTTGAAGCAGCGTCGAAAAAAACAGCAGAAGCGGCGAAAAAAGCGTTCAATGAGGCTTTTGCTAAAGCACAGACGAATTTTAAACTCGGGAAAATCGATTCTTCGCAGTACATTTCCGAGCTTCGGAAAATCCAAAAGGAATACGCAAAATTGCCGGAGCAAGTAAGGAAAGTACAACTGGAGATTAAGAAAATCGAGGATCAGCGAGCAAAGGAACAAGCAGAAATTGCGAAAAAGCAATTCGAGGATGCGAAAAAGGCGATTGAAGATAAGAAAGCTCTCGGTCAGCTATCACTAGACCAGGAATTGAAAATGTGGCAAAACCTTGCCAAAAAGTATAAGGCAGGTTCTAAAGAACGAATTGAAATCGAAAAGGAAATTGTCCGCGTGAAAGATGAACTTCTCAAGCAACAGTTTGAGAAGGAAAAGGAATATATCGACAAACGCAAATACTACAACGATCTTTCCTTAAAAGAAGAACTCCAACTTTATGAAAACTACATTAAAAAATACAAAGCAGGCACGGAACAGCGTGAATATTACGAACGAGAAATCTACCGTGTAAAGAAAGAAATCAACGATAAATTGTTAGAGGCAAACAACGAATATGCCCAACAAGTGAAAGAAATCAACGAGCGTTTGCAGCAAGATGAATTAAAAGCAAAAGAGGAATACGAGCAGAAGGTAAAGGAAATAAATGATCGCCTGATCGCAGAGGAACAAAAACTGACGGAAGAGTACGAGAAAGCCGTCGAAGACCGCGCAAAATCGCTGTATAGCTTTGCAGGGCTGTTCGATGAATTCAAACGTAAAAACGACGTAACCGGCCAAGGTCTGCTAAAAAATCTTTCCGACCAAGTCAGTGCGTTCAAAGATTGGCAAAGCAATATCTCTTCTCTTGCAGCGCGCGGAATTGATGAAGGACTTCTCCAAGAGCTTCGTGATATGGGACCAAAAGCGGTTGATGAAATCGCGGCGCTCAATTCTCTGTCTGACGAAGAACTGAATCAGTACGTTCAATTGTGGCGTGAGAAAAATGCGTTGGCCAAAGCGCAAGCGGTCAGCGAGCTCGAAGGAATGCGCTTAGAGACTCAAGCGAAAATTCAACAGCTACGTGCCACGGCTAACGCTGAACTAGAACAAGTAAGAATTGAATATATCAACAAAATCGCCCAACTTCGAGCGCAGGCAGCTGCGGAACTCGAACAGCATAAAAATGAGTGGATGGTGAAAATAAAGGAAATTACGGAAGGAACTAAGTCAGAACTCAATCTCATGTCTGCGTCGATGGCTGATATTGGCAAAAACAGTATGCAAGGTTTGATTGACGGTCTCAATTCGATGATGGGTCCTCTACGAAAGAAAGCACAGGAGATCGCGGATACAGTAAGAGCAACGATACAATCAGCGCTCGACATACACTCTCCGAGTCGTGTCATGATGGAGCTAGGAAAGTGGATTCCTGCTGGACTGGCAGAAGGAATCAATCGAAACATCAATGCCGTTGTTTCTGCTACGAATCGCATGGCACAAGCAACGATACCGAGTGTCGCAGGATATTCCGGTGCTGTCGTCCCTGCTACAGCAACGATCAACGTTCCAAAAATGGTTGGTGCGAAAATAGAACAGCATTACCATTTCTACTCAACAGCGCCAACACCATCCGAGGTAGCACGTAAAACTCGTCAAGTAAGCCGTCAACTTGCAATGGAATGGGGGCTATGATATGCAGCGAATTATCTATACAAATGCACGAGGACAATCCGTGGAGCTGAAATCATCAGCTCCTTTTCTTTTGCAAAGTGTCGATGGGCTTGGTGATGTTGACGCTGATATTCAAACGCAGAAAGCCCCGTTTCAGGATGGCAGCACATTTATTGAGTCAGTGTTGCAAGAACGCTCTATCTCGTTGGAAATTGCAATTATAGCGGACAAATCGACAATATTGAAACAAAGACAATTTCTTGCATCTGTTTTCAATCCCAAACTCGGCCCAGGAACGCTGCGATACGAAAACGGCGAGACAGTGCGTGAAATTGAAGCTGTTCCGGACGGGGTGCCAGTCTTTCCGAGTGGAAGAGAGAATCGAGGGCCATTTTTTCAAAAGGCGATGGTGAATCTTCTTTGCCCGGAACCGTTTTGGTTGGATGAATTTCATACATCTGAAAAAATGTCATACATTCTCGGAGGTCTGTCTTTTCCGTTACGTCTAGGCACATCGTTTGCCCAGCGTGGCTTCAAAAAAATTCTTCACAATCAAGGTGATGTTGCAACGCCTGTCACGATTGAATTCTATGGTCCTGCAACCAATCCGGTTGTATGGAACCGAACAACAGGGGAGTTTATCAGAGTTAGTCGAACTCTTGCAGAAACAGACAAACTTGTCATTACGACCGATTTTGGCAAGAAAAGCGTCACAATCGAAAATGCAGACGGCTCGAAAACAAATGTATTCAACTGGATTGACCTTGAAAGCACATTTTGGCAACTCGTTCCTGGCGAGAACCTTATCGAATACGGTTCGGACAGTGATGCCACAAAGTCACGGGTCATCGTTTCGTATAGAAATAGATATTTAAGCGTATAGGGGTGATACAATGCCTGAAAAAAGCTGTTTTTTCGATTCGACAGCTGAAGATCCACGTGAATACACGGCGGATGAATTTGCGGAGTATTTCAGACGAGTGTTGACAGACGGTATTTTCAATGGTGGTACAAACTTGCAAGTCACAGCCGATGGCACAAATATGAATGTCAACATTGCTGATGGTTATGCTTGGATTCAAGGGTACATGTATAAAGTTTATGGCGGTCATACGCTCACACTTGATACAGCCGATCCGACGTACGACCGTATTGACCGCGTTGTGCTACGTCTTGATAAAAGCCTAGAAAAACGTTCTATTGAAGCGGTTGTATTGAAGGGAACACCAAGCGCAACACCGACACCGCCTGCACTCACGAGAAATGACAATGTGTACGAACTATCGCTTGCACAAGTGAGAGTCATCGCGGGGAAATCGTTCATTGAAGGGTTTCAAATCACAGATGAGCGATTGAATACACAGGTTTGCGGGCTCGTCAATTCGTTGATTCAAGCCGACACAACGGAGATATTCAACCAATTCCAAGCATGGTACAACTCAAAAACCGCCGAGTTCCAACAAGAATGGGAAGATTGGTTTGCGAATGTTCAAAATAGTGGTTTTGAAACTCCTTCTGGAGCTCAACAAAAAGCGAATCAAGCCGAAGCAAACGCGAAATCTTATACCGATAGCGCACCCGAACCTATGCAGAGAAATTTAGGGATGTTTAACGTTCATAAAAGCGGAAAAGACAGTAACGGAATTTTTACCATCGTTGAATACAAACGAGCTGATGGAACGTTATTTGCTCGATCTGTGTTAAGCGGCGGAACAAGCCCGCAATACACAACGAGGACAATTACTTATTACGACACCGACGGTACAACAGTGTTGAAAACAGATACATTCATACTTACTTATGACGCAGACGGTGAGTTAATCAGTGAGGTGAAGCAATAATGCCGATTATTGATGTTCGGGCGCATGGTGGGGTGTTTGGTGGGGGGAAATACCGAAAAGGAAGTAAAATTTCGGCCGGTGTGATTACACCGCCAAACGTACCACTATACGCTATATCTAACTTCACATTATACACATATACATCAAGTACATTGAGCGTGTCATATGATCCATATGAAGATGTGATTATAGGGACTAATTTTAACTCTAGCAGTAATTCTATTATCACACGTTGCAAACCGAGTGATTTGAAATCGATTGCCTCAACTACTGTTTATAGCGATAATAGCGGTAACAATCCATCAGTACATCTAGCCAATGTACCGATTTATTTATCATCAGCAAATAAATATTATGCGACTTACGCTAGGTATCCTGACGGATATACAGAAATTCGAGTTTTTAATGCGAGTACAGGTTCACAAATTAAGACCATTTCATATACAGGGATTGATGTTGTATTAAGCCGAACAGCCGACTATGTGATTTATTACAACGCATACAATAAAAAAATCCACAAGTTAAATTTTGCAGATGATTCCGTTACGGTTGTTACGGACCTAAATTCTTATGTAAGCCCATCTGTTGTCAAGGTACATGGTTGGGATAAGTTGATTATTACTGATGGTAGCCAATCGCGTTTGTTTAACTATGATGGTACTTACACAGGGACAACCATTCCTGTTGCAAACATTCCAACACCTGCATTTTACCATCAACCATCCAATACTATTATTGGGTTGAAATATTATTATGGTTCTAGTGGCGGGCATTATATGGAAAAATACAATCCGACTAACTTCTCATTGATAGCAAGTTATAAATTAACAAATAGAAACCAAGTTACCTCAAGTGGATGGGGAACTAATGTATATTATGATAGCGCAATGAAAGTATTATTAGCGGTGCTTTACGATAATGGTTCTTATTATGTTTATGCTTTCCCTATCGCTGATGATGGCACAATTGTCGGTTGGAATTACGGCGACACAACAGGAAACAACCTTTCTAAATATGGATATGTAAAGGGCGGAGCATATAGTAATATCGTAACCGATGGAATTGTTTGTATGGTAGACCAACAACCTAGTGATTACTATATCGAGTTACAAAGTTTAAAAACCTATTTCACAATAGGAGGGTAAAAAATGATTTTTGTGAGAGTGAGCGGAAGCAATGTTACAGAAATTCATTATCAGCCATTCGATCCCGTTTACGGATTGAAAAAAAGTGAAGAAGAACTACTACAAAAGGGGATTTTAGTCGAAAGCATCCCGCAACCGGAATTTATTGAGGGTAAAGTACCTGTACTTAAATATAACGAAACTGATAAAACATTGTATTACGAATATGAAGATGTACCGCCAACGAAAGAAAAATTGCTGGAAAAAGAAATTGAACAATTAAAACAACAATTACAATTAACTCAACAAGCATTGGATGAGTTAATTTTGGGAGGTATGTAAGATGGCGGCTTACCTTGCTCAACGTATTCTCGATGGGGCTTACACATACGATTTCGTCATCAGCCGGCGACCGGATTTAAAAGAAGGCATTGACGCTTATTTAACCGAAAAAGGCAGACGGGATTTAATCACGCAATAGGCGTGTTTTTTTATTTTGGGCAGGAGGTGTCCCATGAAACCCATCCGTATTTTGACACCGATTCTTGACCTTTTAGTCGAAATCGACAACTACGAATCACTTCTTTTTACTCGGCGATGGCACGAAGTAGGGGAATTTGAACTGCGAATCAACCGATACAAGCGACATACGGAACTTCTTCAACGCGGCAACCTCATCATGCTTGGTGCAAGCAGGAACAAGGTTGGTATCATTCGGCATCGTGAAATTGAGCTTGATGAAAACGGAAAGGCATCGGAAAACTGGCTCGTGAAAGGAATTGCTTTGAAAGGAGTCGTGGCGCAACGAATCGTTGTTCCTCCTGTTAATGATAGCCATGACCGGGCAAGTGGAACTGCAGAATCGGTCATGAAGCATTACGTGAATAATCACATAGTCAATCCGGTTGATGTGAAGCGGAAAATTGACATGGTTATACTCGCCTCTGACCAGCAGCGCGGTTCCTCTATCAGTTGGGAATCACGCTTCAAAAACCTTGCCGATGAGCTTATTGAAATCTCAAAAACTAGCGGGCTTGGATGGGATGTGTTTCTCGATTTCCAACAGAAAAAATGGATATTCGATGTATTCGAAGGGCGGAATCTCACGGTCAATCAGACAGAGAATCCGCCTGTTATTTTTAGTCCGCAGTTTGAATCGTTGAAGCAATTGAGTTTTGTAGAATCGGATTACAACTATAAAAATTTCGGCTACATTGCTGGGCAAGGTGAGGGAGAGGATCGGCGGGTTGTCGAGGTTGGAGAAGCCGAAGGTCTTTCTCGTATTGAAACCTTCATTGACTCGAGGGATATATCAGAGGAAGACGAAAGCGGACAAGCCCTTCCAGAAGAGCAAGTCATTGCAAAACTTCGGGAACGTGGCCAGCAAAAGCTTTCAGAGTTCGCCCAAGACTTTTTTCTCGAAGGACAAATTCTCACGAATTCGCCTTTTGTCTATGAAAAGGACTATGACCTTGGCGACATTGTTACCATCCAAAATCGAGAATGGGGCATAACACGGGATGCTCGCATTACCGAAATAAAAGAAATATACGAACCAGGTGGCTTTCAAATCGAGGCGACATTTGGTGAAAGTCGGCCAACGTTGGTGAAGAAATTGAAACAGGAATTGGCTCAAATTAGTGGAGAAGTACGGAAATGAAAGGTGTGATTCGATGGAACATCGTATTGAAAGACTTGAAGCAGATATGGCAGATGTAAAAACACGTCTTGCTGTCGCGGAAGCAAACATAAAAGATATGCGCGATGACATTCGAGCAATCAAGGACGATACAAAATGGCTACGACGAACGATCACGAACGCAATTATTGTTTCGGTGATCGGGGGAATCGTAGCCATTGTTTTTGCTGCACTGAAAGGAGGTGTGTAAGATGGATAGAGCAAGCGTGTCGCGTTTTGCTTTTTTAGTTATTGCTGTTATCAATGCAGTGCTAAATCTCATTGGGTATCAAACTATTCCAGATGAATTCGTGAACGATTTAGTCGCCGTAATTTCAGGGGCTTATTTTATTTATGCAGGTTGGAAAAACAACTACTTGAGCAAAAAGGGACGCAAACAAAAAGAAGTGTTGGAGAAACACGGATTATCTTGATAGGAGGGGATTCACAGTGACAAAAATTGTTCTTGATGCCGGACATGGTGGTCACGATCCTGGCGCAGTGGCTAACGGATTGAAGGAGAAAGACCTTACCCTTGCCATTGTCAAACACATTGGCCACTTATTAGGCGAATACGAAGGTGCAGAAGTGTTTTACACACGTACCGATGACCGATTCCTTGAGTTATCCGAACGTGCAGCGATTGCAAATAAATTGAAGGCTGATTTACTCATTTCTGTTCATATCAACGCCGGCGGCGGCACGGGATTCGAGTCGTATATTTACAATGGCAATGTTAGCTCGGCAACAATCGCATATCAAAATGTGATTCACGCCGAGATTGTGAAAGCGATCAATGTGACTGACCGAGGAAAAAAACGCGCGAACTATGCCGTGCTACGCTTGACGAATATGCCGGCCATTTTGACAGAAAACCTGTTCATCGACAACGCTAATGATGCAGCTAAGCTAAAATCAGAGCAATTCCTTTTACAAGTCGCTCACGGTCACGTGCAAGGCATTGTCAAAGCGTTTGGATTGAAGAAAAAAGCTACAGCTACACAACCAAAAACGGATGCGACACCTGCACAAGGGAAGGTTTATCGCGTGCAAGTCGGAGCGTTCAACGACAGAAAAAATGCCGAACGCCTGGCAGAAGAACTCAAAAAGAAAGGATATCCTGCTATTATCGTATAATCCCTGCCGTTTAGGCAGGGATTTTTTTATTTATGTGGTATAGAAATAGTGAGGAAGTGATGGATTCCTTGTTCGAAATTGTCGATCGGTTACGTTATAGTGACAAGAATGTTTGTTTGGGGGCTGTGTAAATGTCGGTGAATATACGCTTAGAATTGTTCGTGAAAGATTTGCAAAAGTCAGTTGATTTTTACAAGAACGTAATTCAATTAGAGTTATCTTCTCAAAATGAGAACAGTGCTATGTTTAAAGCGGAAAATCTTAACTTACTTTTAACCCAAGAAGATGTTATTTCGAGTGACCACTATTTTAGTGAAATTAAAACATCCCGAAAAGGAATGGGAGTTGAAATAATATTAGTAGTTCCAGATGTTCAAAGTTATTATCAACGTATATGTGAAATGCAAATTGAAGTGGAATCAGAACTAAAACAGCAAGAGTGGGGGATGACCGATTTTCGTTTAACCGACCCAGATGGTTACTATTTAAGAATCACTTCACCTAAATAAATAAAATAATGCAAAAGCCCTTCTCATTCGAGAAGGGCTTTAATCTTCCCACACTTCATTCATTAATTCTTCAATCTCTTTTCGAAGTTTTTCTGTTTCTTTTTTATCAATCGTCACCTCAATAATAACAACATCTCCTACGTCAGCCTCTTTTGGAAAAATAGCCTTCGGAAGGTTATGAGTTTTTCTATCGATCTCAACTACTGCAATATCGCTTTCAAAACGATCAATAATTCCTTTGACTTTTCTTTTCATTTATCTTCTCTCCGTTTTCACCGAAAGTGTTGAACCATTGCTTGTGAAAACAATCGTTCCTTTTTGATCTGTTCTATAGACAGTAACTTTTGCAGCTTTGAGGCGATTGAGTACCTCTTTTGTTGGATGGCCGTATGAGTTTTTCCCAACAGATATTACCGCATATTTTGGTTTTACAGCGTTCAGAAAAGCAGTGCTTGTAGAAGTTTTCGCTCCATGATGGCCAACCTTAAGAACATCTGCTTTCAAAGGCTGTTTGGCTTTTATCATGTCAGATTCAGCTTTAAATTCAGCGTCTCCAGTGAACAAGAAGGCGTTTTTCCCGTAAGCCAGTCGTAAAACTGCACTCCAGTCATTTGTATCACTTTTACTATATGTTTTGACTGGCCCGACAAATTTGGCTGTTACTCCTTTAATTGGAAGGGTAACGTTTGCTTGTGCTGTTTTGATCGTTAATTTTTTGTTTTTGACTGCCGTAAGAAAATCCTTATACGCTTGGGAAGTATGGCTCACTTTTGGAGCATACACATTTTTCACTGGAAATGCCTTCAAAACTTCGTCCAGACCACCTATATGATCGGCATCTGGATGAGTAGCAATCATAAGTTCAATGTCTTTGACTTTTTGTTTTTTCAAATAAGCAACCACATCGCTACCGTCTTTATTTCCTCCATCGATAATAATATCCTCACCATTTGGCGCTTTAATGTAGATAGAATCTCCTTGTCCAACATTGATAAAGTGGACATACATATTTTTTGTGGCAGCGTTTGTTGTTCCGCTCAGAGGAATAACCGCAAGAACCAAAACTACCGCAAGAGAAACTAATACTTTTAGTTGCTTCATTGCATTTCCTCCCCCTTTTTTTAAGAAAATTATACCGTTAAAGGAAATTGCAATTCAATGTGGTATTTTAATCGAATAAAGGAGGTGATACCATGTTCGAGATCGTTGGTAGGCTGCGCTGCCCTGTCTGTTCTGAACCGGTCCAGATCGACGAAAAAGTCTTCCTCGACATCATCAACACCGTGATTCACCAAAAATGCTACTACAAATCCCCGCGTAGACTCCCAATCAAGGACGAAGGAACATTCCAGAAAATGCTCCTCGAATATCCATTTTTCCACGATGGTTCCATGTAAAAAGCCCCTCTCGTTTGAGAAGGGCTTTTGTTCAATTCCTTAAAACTTGGTCCAGATCCTTATGACTTAGTGGATCTGATCGAAGCGTTTCAATTCCTTCTAGGAGGTAAGATACAAACGTATGCAGTGTTGGGTAGTCGTGTGCTTTGGATGGTCAGTTTCAATTCCTTCTAGGTAAGATAGGAACTAAATCACCCCGGCCTGCTCGTTTCAATCCCTCATAGGTACGATAAAAACCCCAAAAAACACTGATGTATCAGCCTTTTTCAGAAATGGTTACATTCAGTATAAGCCATTTAGAAAATTGTGTCAATCGATCCTAGAGACAACCATTTTTTCATTATTTCGACATGATTCGACAATATTTTGTTGTTAATTGTGATATGGTGTAAGCGAGAAGGGGGATGTATATGGATAATATTGCTCTTATTATTTTTTTGATCGCATTCGTTGTTTTTCTTTTTTATTTGTTCAAAGGAATTATTGCAACTGTTAAAAAACAAGACAACAAAAAAGGTTTGTTCAAACGATCATTGGTTTCTTTGGCAGTATCTCTCGTAGGACTCATCGTATTTGGAATGACGACAGAGCCGCCAAAGGAAACAGCGAAAGAACCAAAGCAAGAGCAACAAAAAGAGAAGACAAAAGAACAAAAATCCGAAAAATCATCTGATGAGCAAAAATCCAAACCAGCCGTAGCTCAACCGAAAGAGGAAAAGAAAGAGGAAAAATCGGAACCGAAAAAAGAAGAGGTAAAGAAAGAGGAGCCAGCTAAAAAGGCTGAACCTAAAAAGCAAGAAAAAACAATCGATGAGGTTGTAAAAGAAATCATCTATGACAAAATCGGCAAAAAATCAAATATGGGGAAAAAACGTATTATCGAGCTGCAAGTTAATGACAATGCAGGAACACCTGATAAGACAGACAAGATCATTATTGCAAAGTTGTATGCTAATGAAAATTTAACGACTAATTTGACAAGAGACGGAATCCTGATGGATAGCAAAGACTTATTTGAAGAAATTTTTAAACACAAAGAGATCAGTGAAGCTGTTTTAATGTGGAACCTTACGCTTGTCGATCAGTACGGGAATGAATCAGTTGATACTGTTTTAAAAGTTGGGCTGGATCGTGCAACAGCGGACAAAATCAACTGGAAAAACTTTAGTTACAAAAACTTCGAAAACGTTGCCCCGCAATATTTTGTACATCCTGCATTGTTGAAAAAATAAGCCTACTCAAAAGGTAGGCTATTTTTTCACCATGTTTTAAGGACGAAATTTCAAGAATGATTAGAGGTGTTTGAATGAAAAAGGGAATTGTGACTCTCCAAATACCGGATATTGATGGATATGTTAAAGATCTTGTTAGGCAGGCATACGAACTCGGAGTAGAGGAAGGGAGAAAAAAGTACAGCTATCCTCCTTTACTTACGCGGAAAGACTTGGCGGAAATTTTTCAAGTTCAACTTCCAACGATTAGCAACATAACCAATATCCCTAGCTTTCCAAAGTTTAAACATATTCGAGCTCGGTATCCGCGCGACCAAGTGTTCCGCTGGATTGAGGAAAATTCGACGTATTTGGAACAAGCGATACCTAATAGAAAGGATGGTAAAAAATAATATGATAACCATCAATGTAGACGAAAAACAATTAGAAAAATTATTTTTGGACGAGCTCAAAAAACGGCTCGATCAGTTAGAACATCGTCACACGTTTTGGGATATGAAAGAGCTTTGCAGACAAACATGCATGAGTGAAAACTTCATCCGGGAAACGTTTTTTTATGACCCGAGATTTCCGAAGTATCGGGTAGGTAAGAAATGGTTATTTCCGGCAAAAGAATGTGAGGAATTCCTGATTATGTGGCTGAAAGAGCAGCCAACAGTTTAA